TACCATCTACACCTCTTTTAACTACTTCTACAACTTTAGGTGCAGCAACCATTGCTGGTTTTAAAAACTTACCTACGATTGGTATAGATGCAATACCTCCAGCAATCTTCATAAACTTTCTTCTTGAAGGATCATCTGGTCCATCTGCAAAACCCATACGTCCACCTGCCGCCATATATTGTGTTGGCATTTCTTGACCAGCAAATCTTTTACCTGTTATTAAATCTTTTAAACCACTCATACTAATAGCTCTTGCTCTAGCAATTTTTGCTTCATTCTCTTTGTTCTCAGCTTCAATTCGTTCTTGAGCTAATTGATATTTTCTTTTTGCTTTTTCATTAGTTAAATCTGATTTAACTTTAGGAGTTTCAAAATCACTATCTAACATTGATTCGTCTTGAGCAATTTGATCAGCCATCTCAGCTTGTTTAACAACAGATCTTGCTTCTCTTTCTTCAGGAGATAAGGCAAGTAAGTCTTTAGTAGAACCAACTATATTAGTTCCAATCAAACCATACTCTATGGATTCTGCAAATGATTTACCTTTTTTAAATGCTTCGTAAGTATCATCGACTGCAATGTAAGTTCCAAGTGGACCCAATGCTTTTAAACCTAATTTAAAAAATTTTTTCTTTTTAATATCATCAGGAATGCTTTTTATTCCTTGTGCTATTTCATTACCAATTTTTTCTAAACCAGGAATTAATGATGCTTTTAATTTTGGAGCGTTTGCAACTTGTTTACGTATAACTCCAGTTTTTGTATCTCTAAGTGGAATTCCTTTTTTCTTTCCGCCAATAGATTTTTTATAGTCTGTTCCAACTTCTTCTATATCAAAAATTTGTCGACCTTCATTATCAAAAGTATCTAAAACAGGAGTAAGTTTATTAAAACCAATTAGTCCTTTATATTTTTTAGGTAATTCTTTTTCTGCTTGTTTAACATAATCTGCTAATTCTTTATTAATCTCATCTAATCTTTTCATAGATTTAGTATCATTAAAATCTAAAGCCATAGACTCATCTACTAAATCATTCATTGGTTTATCAAACTTAGACATTTTAGCATTCATTCTTTCACTAACTATAGCAATGTCTCTATCAGTCATATCTAATCTACCAGCTAAAGGTTTCATGTGATGAGCTACGTATCCTTTAGGAGCTCCAAAAGCTATAATTCTTCCTTGAGTTGCTTTTTCCGCAGCTCTTCTTTTTTCTTTAGATGCATAATCTTTAGTAGGATCTTTTTCAGGATATTTTTTAGGATTCTTTTCTCTAAAGTCATCTCTTGCTTTCTGTGCTTCTTCTAATGTGCTAAATTCTTCAGATAATAAAGTTTTATAATCTCCTCCTACACCGGCGATTTGTTTACCATCTATTTTTTTAGGAGCGTCTGAAATTAAAGCTTTGTATATATCTATTGTTTCTCCAGTTTCTTTATTTAGATATGTAATTTTTTTTATATTTTCTTCAACAGATTCAATTTTTATTTTTTTAATACCTTTACCAGGTTCTCTTGACATTCTATCTAAACCTGCAAGTGGTCCACTTCCATTATCAAAATTTTCTCTTGTTTCTGCAGCAGGACGAGTCAGATACGACATCATCTGTTCGTATTCACCAATCTTCATTATAGTCCCATCAAGTAGTTTAGGCCGCCTTGTGCATTTTTACGTCTAGATGTATTTTTAAATGTTTCAATAATATCTCCTGGATCCATTCCTTTTTCTAACATCTTATAAGACTCTTCTATAGTTGCTAGTACTTCGGCTTTTCTTTGTGGATTATCATCAACTAAAATTCTATCTATTAATGCATCATCTAAACCTGGAAACCTTTGTTTAAGTTCGAATCGTTCTGCTAATTTATTTGCACCTAAAGATCTTAGTCCTTCTAACTCTGTACCCATATCAAATGTAGACAGCTCATCAATCTCATCTGGTGTCATTAATCTTTTATCACCACTTGCTTCCATCTCATCCATTTTATTTTGTAAAAATTCTTTTCTACCTTTTTCACCTGGTCCTGGATCTAGTTCACCTTTTTTATATTGTAATTCCATATCAGCTATAAATTCTCTACGATCTTTTAAAGCTTTTTCAGCTTCACCAACAGTACCATCATTCATCCAAGTTTCACTATCACCTAACTCTTCTTCATAATCTCTAATCTCATCATCTGTTAATTGTCTTTTTGGATTTGGATTTCTAGTTTCAAAGTCATCAAATGCTTGTACATCTTTAGGTCTATCCATTTCATCAGCAGTCTTCACTGTATCTTTACCAAATTTTTTATTTAAAGCTTGTACTAATTTTTGAATACCTTTTGGTAAAGTACCAAACGCATAACCTATTCTACCACCCATGGCTTTTTTAACTCTAGCTACTTCGTCAAAAACTCTTTCATAGAAATCTACAGTCTCATTTATATCAACACCTTCATCCATGGCATTTGATTTAATCTTTGCAAGTGTAGTTGCAAAGTCATCTGATTTAGTTCCTGAGTACATAATGTTTGTAAGTAAATCATCATCAATACCTTGTTCTAATAAGTCATCAAACATATTAGATCTAACAACTGCACCCATATCTACATCTTGAAATACACCTGTGCCTGCATCTTCAACTAAGTCTGCTATAAATAATTTTTGTCTTGTAGATTTTGCACCTAACTTATCAATGAAGCCTTTAGCTTTATTTAATTTTCTTGCATTCTCTTCCATGGTAAATGCCGACATTTCATCTTCAGTTACAAATGGTCTATCTAAATCAGCTTGTCTTTGACTCGGTGATTCTTTTACCATCTTGCCTCTCTTATCCATTCCAGGTTTAAATACAGCTTCAACGACTTCACCAGATTTAATTCCTGGAGCCTGACTCATGATGCCTTCAGGTTTGCCTTCTGGAAAAATAGAAATGTTATCACCTTGAGATTTAATCTTACCTTCAGCTTCTGCTTTAAGCATTTGGTTTTCAATTATATCTGGATCTCTGTTTTTAATAGACCTAAAACCTTTTAGTAAAGCATTATATGCTTCTTCAAGTGTTTTATAAATTTTGATAGGATTAGCCATAGCTAGTAATACGTCCTTTGTTGTTGTGGCGTTTCTTCATCCTGATAGTCTTCAGGGTGTTGAATCAAACCACCTTGTCTAAATCTCATAACAGCTTGGGTCATGGAATCCACTAAATCATCGTGATCTCCATATGGAAAGGCTGCACATTCTTCGATAACTTCCTGTGCAAAGTCCATATCTTTGGGCGCCCATATTCTCCCTGACTCAAACAGCGGAGAGACACTGTTAACCCTCGTATGTTTATCGTTACCTTTAGAGGGTGTGAAGTTTATAACAGGTATCCCCATTTTCCGCAACTCATAAGTTAGCGGCAGTCCTGATGCTTTAGACTCAATGATTACGGTCTCAGGCTTCCAGTAACCATACTGATCCATAGCGACCCTACGTAACTCAGGAAACTCATATCTATCTTTAATTGCATCTAGTAATATCAAACATTGTCCACTATCCTCAGATGGTGTAAACACACCCCAGGTAGTAATAGCAGAATAGTCGGCAGTTTGTTTTTTCATAAACGCTGTATCATAAGATTGAATAACATGTTCTAGAGGTGGTAAATCTTTTTCCCAATCTTGCCACCATTCTCTTTTTATCATAGCACCTTCTTCACCGGTTGGGTTCTGCATGTATTGTGCATTCCATTTAGAAAGGGGGATTGATGCTTTGACCGCTTCTAAATCCTTCAAGTTCCAGTATTCAGGCCACAGGGGTTTTTTGTTTGGTAGGATTGCAGGGAACTCAATTACTTCCCATTGATCTGCTTTAGGGTTCTTTTTGTGCTTTAATCAAACGACCTGCTAAATCTTTTTCATTCCAACGCGTCATTACAATTACAATTGTTCCACCAGGTTGAAGACGTTGTCTTGGACCAGATGTATACCATTCATAAGTTCTATCTAACGCTTGAGCATTCATTGCATCTTGTTCAGTATGTGGGTCATCAATAATCAAGAGATCGGCACCACGACCAGTAATTGCTGAGCCAACACCAGCAGCATAATATTCACCACCTTGTTGGGTTTCCCATTTACCAGCAGCCTGACTATCTTCTTTTAATCTTGTTTGAAATACTTCTTTGTACTCAGGTGAATCCATAAGTTGTTTTGCTTTACGACCAAACCTTACAGATAATTCAGTTGTGTTAGTTGATTGAATAATTTTTAGTTTAGGATTACGACCAACCATCCAAGCAGGTAATAGATATGATGCAAACTCAGACTTTGTATGTCTAGGTGCCATATTAATAATTACACGTTTAACTTTACCTTTTGCTATGTCATTAAATTTTTTAGCAACTTGTTTGTGATGTGATCCTTCAATAAAATCTGGCCAGACGTGTTTTACAAAAGCCATAAAGTCATCTCTAATATCAGCTTCTTTTTTCTTGTCTTTCCATTTAGCCATATACAAAGCTAATTGTCTTTTTACATCAGGTGGTAATTTCTCAAACTTTTTTAACTTATCTATATCCATAACTCATTCGAAAAAATTTTCTAAAAAATTTTTACAGCTTTAATTTAGAAAGTCCAAAAGTATTTTAAGGCTATGTATTTATGTAACTTAGCATAAATGCATGATACTGGGACCCCTTTATATACATATCTATATATTAATAATAATAAAAATTCAAATTTAGGGAGCGCCCTGGTACCTCTATTGAGGGACCAGGGCAAGAAAGGTTGGTGTTAATCTAATAACACCATGTATGCTTCAGCATTATGCTGTCTGAAGTAGTTTATATCTTTACGTACTTTGTCCCAAAGCTTTGACGTACCGTCAACGCCTGCTGCTTTGTCCTCTAGTGTAGCTGCTAACTCGTTAATGAATAGCCTGTCATGAATGATAGACTCTTCCTTGGTTAACATAATAGACTCGCCATTAAATCTATTCTTACGTTCTTCTGTTTTCTCTGTTGAGTTTTTTCTGTTACTTCTTAGTTCCATGCTGACTCCACAACTCCACCGTTTGTGGCTTTGTTCAAAGCTTCCAGGTATTCTGTCTCTGTCATTTTAAGAATGTCCAAACAGAATATATGTTTATTACCCTGTAACCCTGGAGACTTTAAATAGTCAACAGCTTTATCTAAGATGTACTGTCTCTTAGAACCACCTGGTAAAAACTCCTCTTTTAATTGTTTTATTTCTTTTGTCATAATATACCTTTCTATTTGTTAATAGGATAATCCTACTCTACAATCTGTCCGTTGTCAACCCTTTGAATAGAATATTCTGGTCCCCACCTTGACTCATCATTCTTGACCTTGGCATAACCTTGGCTCTCTCGTCTGTGTCTGATAAACTCAATCGGTCGACCATGTTCGATGTTTTCCATGTTATTAGATAACCAATTTAATTTGCATGCTTGACTACAGAAATATTTATCTGAGCCCGAATACCAATTTTGATTATCCATGTCACAGTATGCATAACGACCTCTAATCACTCCACGAGATTTTAAAAATCTATCTTGTGTAACTTGTTCATGGCATGTTGGTCCTTGGCAAAAATGTTTATTTGGCATTCCAACTCCTTTTCATTCTTCTCATTTCTGAGTGAAGTTCTTGCATGTGCATTGCACTACAACTATTAACCCAATCAATTAATTCTTGACGCATGGACTTTTGTTCTTCGTAGGCTTTCGCCTTGTTCTTGCTTATTACTTCTAGATGTTCTTCGTTCTGTTGAGCCATTATAATAACCTTTCTCCATAATGAGGTAGACAACTTAAAGTTAAATACATACCACCAAATAACATTAGTAATCCAATGACATGACTAGTTGAATGTATTGCAATAATTAATCCTAACATTGCAATTATAAATCCTATTAATATTCCTAATAGTTTCATTAGTACCTCACTTTCCAACTGTCTTTTGCAGTTCTATATCCTTTTGCGTCTAGATCAAAATAAGTGATTAATGCAGTTCCAACTTTACTAGTCCAATATCTGCACTTGTCATCAAACTTACCAAATCTAGTTATGTGTTTTTTATCTTTGTTAGAATAATATGTTATTCTAAATGTTTTATCTTTTATCATATTATACCTTTCTAGTTATTAGGACTATCCTATTACAGATAGTCCTAATTGTCAAACTTTAATTTATACTTTCTTCGTATTTTTTTCTAGCTAATATCTTCGCCTCTCTTGATTGATGTTTATTTTTTAATCCTTTAATCATACTTGCAAGGTTGCTAGGATTATAGATAGTCAATCCTGTTGAGTTAGTTCTAATTAACTCTGCCTCATCAACTTGTATTCCAAGTTCAGTTGCAAGTTCAATACCCTCTGAAAGATATCTGTATGCTTTCAATCCAATTTTTAACTGATCGCATTGTTTGGTAATACTATCAATCCATGTTTGGTGTTTAGTGACTAGATTACCTTTTGCAATTCGCCATGCCTCAAATTGTTGGTACTCATCTTTGGTACATGCGATTGCTCTTGATCTGCAATAAGATGTTCCAATTACATCAAGATAATATTGGTCGTCAAAAGTTTTTGCCATACCTGTTTGATTACTCATATCGCCTTGATAACTATGATAACCTGTACTACCGAGTGCTTTCATACACGCGTCAACATGTTTTGTTTTGTGTGGGTTGTCCTTGTTATCGGATTGTTGAGCATAGATATCTGGGTTGCAATCCATAGCTTTTAAATCTTCTCTAAAATATGCAACTGCAAATTTCTTCCCGTCCTCATCACTATACTCACTACCATTTAGATTACCAAACAAACCAAAATCAAAATGTGATTTAGTTTCTTTAGTGTCGCCCTCATCATCTTAATCTTCATTGTGTGCAAAGTAAAAACATTTATCTTTTGCAACAACATCACAAGGGTTGCCATATTTCTTTTTAAAGTGTCTTAAAGTTGAAACATCTTCTGGTGGATATGATCTCTCAACAACTTGCTTTGCAAGTCTTGTGTGCTATGTCATAGTGATAATCAACACTCTCTCTTGCTTGAAGAAATGCTTCTCGTTCTTGAGTGTCCTCGTTCTCAAAGACATTTTTTATTTTATTAAAGAGTTTGTTTCGCAACTCTGTATTCATTCTTATTTTTGTCATTTTGACCTTTCTGTTAATTAATTTTTATTTTTTTGTTTTACTACTTGACAATAGGATTGTCAAGGATTATATATTAATTACTCTAAACAAGTAGAGATCATTAGCACTCTGGAAGAAAGCCATTGAGTGCTACTGATCCCTGATCCATTGTAACGGGTTCGCGACTGTACATGTAGCGGGACAATGGATCTGGGATCAGTCATTATTGACTGTGGAGATAAACACTATAACACGGTGGGCGGTAAAGGAGCTCCCGAAAGTTGACTGAACACATGGCCGTCAACCCCCCGCGTAGCATAGTGACTGATCATTATTTGCTGGACCATTGCATATGCTTGTCTAGTCGACTTGCAAGCATTATTGGTTACAGCCTCACTGAAAGGTGATGGTCCTGCTAATAATAGTATCAGTAAGAGTACACCAGCGTCCAAATCTTGCCTTTGGCATTTCCCTGTACGTTAGCGATGATGGGCAACCTAGCAATGTGTGTAACACCATGGTGCGCCGAGTTCCCTGATCAGGAGGCGCAACGGGTAAAAGCTTCAAGCTCCAAGCAGCAAGCGCTTGACAGCTGAGTCAGGATAGTATAGGATACAATTGAAAGGAATAATTATGGATACAAAAACAAAAGAAATAGCAAAAGCATATGATGCAGCTCACCAATTAAATAGGATCGCGGATGCATTGGAAGAGGTCCTACGGCTGGTGAAGGCTGATCAGGAGAAGATGGCAAAAAGGTTCCCGGATGAAGATAAAGAATAACGATCTCACCCATTATTTCTTGCGGCCGCATAACCAGCTGCCGCAAGGTTACCTGGACCATTGCCGGAAATTTTTTAAAGAGTTGAGCGTCAAGCAACAAGCCTCAAGCAACAAGCCTCAAGCTTTTAAGTTGCATAAACCAGGGACCCGTGTTAAAAATAGATTCAACAGAAAGATATAATTATGAAAATAAAAGAAGCATTAAAA